GAAGGTCCCGAAGGTCCTGAAGGTCCCTTATCATCATCATTCTTCGATGATATAACATTAAGATTAACTCTTATTCCTGCATTGCTCATTTTTGTTTTGATAAGATCAAATTGATCAGAAGTAATGTCATTTATTATTATCGTATTATCTTTTCCAAATAATATCACCAGTCCTTTACAAAATAAATCGAGACAAAAGTAAAATAAATCTTTATTATCTTCGATGCCACCAAGAGACAATTCTACTACTGTATTATTGATATTTTGTACAAATAACACGTCAGCAAGTTGATCTACTTCTATCTCCATATTATATATCCATGATTATATGTTTTTTATATAATTTGTACGTATTTTTACATGTTTTTATGTAAATAGGAAAATGCATAAATATTAAGTTTTTGTTTACTTTTTCTTAGAAGCTGTCTTTTTCACAACCTTTGATTTCGAGTCAATCTCATCATCACTCGACTCGATGATATCACTGTCATCATCTTTATTATCAATATTTACAGGTGCATCCTTAATAATCTCCTCAGCATCGTCGTCGTCATCATCGTCTGACTCGTCAACATCCTCGACCTTGTCACCTTCAATCTCCTTGAAAGCATATTCGGTAATTTTGGCAGTTTGCTCAACACGAAGCTGAACAATCTTCCATGTGCTTCCAAATTTACCTCCAGCAATCCAGATACCAGTGCATTGCACAATCGCAGTGACACGAGCACCCTTCAGATTAACCTTTGTAAGATCAAGTTGTTCCTTGGTGTTTTTATCAAAGACCTTGCACCTGAAATCACCCGTTGAAGGATCACAAGGAACTGTCATCTTGAATGTAGGTGGATACTTATCATCCTTAGAACGGCGAAGAACACAAGTATAAAGAGCCTCAACGACATCCTTAGACGTGTATTTCTTCTTGAACCATTCATCGGAATTTGACAGACCACCATTTACCAAGAGGGAATCGAAATCCTGAAGAGCCTTGTTAAAAGTCTTCAAATGATCTCGGGTATCCATACCCTTGAATGACAGATCCAATGTGTATTTAGCAGGTCCCTTGCCATCATTGTCCCACTTAGACATTCCGTAAGGAGCAACCATTTCAGGTGTCTGAAGAACAAGTGGTGCACCATTGTATGAAACATACACTGTCTTGCCACCGTTGTCCAGAGTCTTCAATTTGCTCAGTTGAACCAGAGAAGGGTTGAACTCGGTAAAGGGAATGATGTCGGCCATTTTAGTATAGTAACTTGAAAACTCTTAAATAACTTTCAATACGAATGTGTGTTGATTGTTCAAAGAGTATCAGAAGATATCTTGATTAGTTGTGAGGATAAGTTCTTTAAATAAGTTTCAATTTTTGTTTGTTACTTGTTTACGTCATTTGCGATAAAATCTTCGAGAATCTTGATTGATGGCGCATGTTTTTGACGTATTTTACCGATTACGCTCTTAATTTTAGGTTTAAAACGATGATTACCTGTTATAAGTTCTAACAATTTTTCAACTTGATTTGTTACCTCTGAGTACTTTGTAAAAAAGCAACGAAGCAACATTGCATCTTCTGTCGTTAATTCCGTCTGAAATGTTAAAGAGAACTTTTGGATTTCTGTATTCCTGATCCAATGCTCTTGGTCAAAATACAATTTAGTAAGCTCGTAACACTCATCATCTATATAGAAAAACTCTTCGTTCTCATTCAACGGGTTAAACAAAGCTTCATCCAAATAATATTGTAATGTCAAATACAAACGACTCTTGAATCTTTGAACATTGATTGTATCAAAAATACTGTCATACACATTTGTATACTCTTGACTCAATAATAAACCTCGTTTGTTTGTCTTCTGGTTTTTCTTAGATCTTATCTCTTCTAGTATATGCTTTCCATAACGGTCTATATCATATAGACACTCACTTAAATTAATATGGTGTTGTATCCACGAATAACTTTCGTATTCTTCCATTTTTTATTAATCAAATTACCTCGATACTTACTTATATAAGAGTATTTAAACGTATGTCGACGTTTCAACAAAAATAATATTATGAGTCATTGCTACAGTTTTTAAGCCTTGATAAAATGATGTTTGATATAGGATTGTAGGTTAAAGTAAGTCAACTTATCACCTTCTTGCATGCTCATAATACTCTTTAGCTTATCATCAGCATTAATCCTTCGTTTGTCGGTCTGGTCTTGAAGATTGTTAGTCTTCACATATTGGTTGATAATACGAGTGACTTCGGTACGAGCAAGAGAACTTCCTTGAGGAACGCCTAGGAATTCACAAAGAGTGTCAGATAGGGCAGTGGGCTTAGCGAAACCACTAGGAGGGCGCTTTGTATCCCCACCTGCCTTCTTGGCCTTGCGAGATCCCTTTTGTTGCTTTAGCTTGTTGTGCTCCTTTTGCAGTGTTTTTACAACTGTGATAAGTTCCTTAATTTCAGTAGCAAATGATTGTAGCTTTTCGAGAACTGTTGCATACTTGTCAACCTCAACTTCAGGAGTCTCAGCAGGTGCAACCTCAACTGGGACAGGAGTGGAAACGGATTCAGTAGTTGCTTGAGTGGTCTTCTTTGGTGCCATTTAATGTATTGCAATACACATATTTCCTTATATAGTTTTCATCTTATTCAATACGTCAAGTGATGTCATACGCAACGTGTCTGAAGGTTTAACACGCATGTTACAGAATATTTTATAATTTTCACAATCTTTAACAATCTCATCCTGAAATAATGAATGGTTTTTTGTCATGTGTTCGTTATACATTTCAATGTATTTTTTCCAATTTGAAAACATAACTGCTTTTATTATATAATACGCTATGACATGCGTTTTTTCGGAATAATTGTGTTTCACACCATAACAATAGTTTTGATGATGTAACACCCGTGATGCTTGTTCCAAAATATATAACCTTTCACGTTTTAAATTTGAATTGAACGATCGTATAAACGATTTAAATGACAGCAATTTTCCAGTACTCGATAACACAGAATATAACATAGTGTTCGATGTGCATGCTAAGAAATCTGTATAAGATTCAGTAAGGTAAACACGATTTTGTAACGAAAATAAGTGTTGCAATTCATGCTCTTTATCTTGCGATACATGCATGTGATCTATGCCAAAAAAATGTATCAGTTCATGAATTAAAACCTTGATTACTTCCTCTTTCCTATAAACTAATATTGTTTTCCCGTTTATTGTTACACCAGTATTTACATTAAATGGCGTTAGTAACGTTGATTCAGAAGGAAATTCTTTTTTGTAATCTGTCAAAAACACATGTATTGACAAAGGTCGTGGAATATCACATTTAAAATGTACACAAACAAAGTGCATGAAACATACTACCGTTGTGATAATCTGTGTTTTATATTTATCTAGGTTCTCTCCTTCAGAATAAACAATATTGATGTCAATATCAACTGTCCGAATGGTTATAGAAATTTTTAACTTGCGATTAAAATTTTCAATTATGTGTTTCTTTATCCTTTCATCAACATATAGCGATTTGGTGTATTTGTCAGCGTGATCAGAGTAAATAAGTGATTTTACCGAAAATAAACTATTTGGATCATCAAAATATTGATCCACAATATTATAAAAATTATGTAAAAGTATCATTTATTAAAATGTTCGTTAATAAAATCCATTGCTTCACAATCTATACAAGGAGGAAGTCGTAATCTAAAATAAATATAAAGGTTACCTCTTTTTTCTTCATCATTCTCAATATAAGGAAGTCCTTTGTTATCAATCTTGCATACAATGCTAAACTCTGATGATGACGTATCCCGTTTTTTTTTAATATGCAACTTTTCATCGAAAAAATCTACATATCGGTCAATACCTGAATAATATTCATAAAGATTCATATCTTCTTCAATGAACAAATCGTATTCGTACAATATTGTATCTCGTTTGACATAATCATGGGGTTTGATATTCAATTTGACTATAATATTATTAAATGTACATTTAGCTATTTCATCTCCTTGGTTTTCAAAAATATATTTATTTTGTACATTTGTCAATGGTATATATATATTTTTTGTAATGGTCCGACCATCCAATTTTTTTGTTGTTATTACTATTTTTTTGGTTTCTGCCTTGTAAATATCTTCCAAGTTCACATCTATACATATTGTAATATGTTTGTCTATTTTTTTATTATTTATGATTTTTGTCAGAAGTATAATCAATATATTGAGTATATCTTTAATATTAAATGTACCATTACTTCCTAAACATTCGTCAAAGTTACATTCTCTCATGCCATCATAAATTCGCCTTTTTTCTGGATCATTTAATACATGATATGCTTCATTTATATTTTTGAATAAATTCTCATTTCCTATAAACTTGTCTGGATGGTATTTAAGAGCAAGTTTCTTATAAGCTTTACGGATTTCCTCTTCAGTTGACTTTGGACCTATACCTAAAACTTCATAATAATCTATGGATTCCATGGAAAGTTATAGTGAATGTCTCGAGTTTTTGTTAAATAACATTCAAAATATACTCCCGAGATTGATCAATGTACAATGCTCAAAGTTCTTGCAAATTGATATGTGTTTGGACGGAATAAGCTCACTTATAGTTTATGGAAATGATCATATATTTTTAGACACTTTTGTAGACATGTGTATATGTAAACATAATCAAGTACAAAAAATATCAAAAAAACAAACAGAAACACACGAATTTAGCGATTTCCATTTTGCATTTGACTTTTCCTCGGACCATTTTAGCGAAAACCTCAACACCATAAAGTCCCTTGCAAAAACAAAAAGCATTTCAGGAAAACCTCATATTGTTCACATAAAAAGAATAAACAAGGCAAAATGCAGATTGTTACATGGGCTTATTGACAACAATAATGGAAATATTATATTTATTATAACCACACAAAAATTAATGGATATAGATGACCGTCTTAACAGTAGATCTTTCAAAATAAATTTGTCATTTCCTAAACAAAATATTATTAAATTTTGTGAAAACGATTTACCTCTCGAATATAATACTTCTATATTCGAAGATGTATTCTCATTAAGTCGCGGTAATTTGATAAGTGTTATTCTAAGACTTGAATGTGAAAACAATGTTCAGTTTGAAAATGTGATATACGATTTTCTAGATACATTACAAAATTCTAAGAGTTTTCTTACTGCAATCTCTAATACACGTAACATAGTTTATAAACTGTATCACATGAATATTCAGTTTCCTTATGTATGCGATTTGATAATTCATAAATATAAAGACTCAAGTAAATCACAACGTATAATTGAATGTTGTGCTAAATATGATCATATGATGAATACAGCATATAAGGACATCTTTGTCTATGAACGATTTTTTTTAGATATATTAGAAATTATAAAAGAAAAAGATACACCTGTAAAAAGAGGACGAAAAAAAATTATTTAAAAGATACACCATATACAGTATAGAGAAGTGAGTATTTATATAAAAATGGACAAAGTATCAAATTCACTATATGATGATTATGAGTCATATGTTCTCAAGTATCGAGCTGAATACGGTGACAAATGCGTTGTTTTGTACCGTTGTGGGCAATTTTATGAGATATATTCAGCGAACGATGGACTCGTTGATATTAAAAACATAAGTGAGTTGTTAAACATTCAAGTGAGCAGGAGGAACAAAGCAATAGTCGATGTAAATAGATCAAACACAATGATGGCAGGGTTTCCCATGTTTGCGCTGCGGAAGTTTGTAGGAATACTTGTCGATAATAATTATACTGTAGTAATTGTTGATCAGATTTCAGATCCACCCAAACCGAAAAGAGGAGTCACTGAAATTGTAAGTCCTGGAACACTTATGGAAATAAATGATTTGCAAACATCAAATTATCTTATGTGTGCATTTATAGAAGAATCGAAAGATTGGACATCAAGAAACTCTATTATGTGTATTGGATTATCATTTATTGATGTGACAACGGGTGTGTCACATATATTCGAAGTAGCATCTCCGCCGTCTGATTTTTCATATGCATTCGATGAAGCTTACCGGATAATTACATCTGTTTCCCCTAAAGAATGTATTATTATGGGTGATCAAATTACATTAACATTTGAGGAGATTGTTAACAATCTCGGTATCACATCATTGTGTGTTCATGACAAAATTAACAACTTCAATCCTGAAGTTAAAAACATCAATTACCAAACACAGTTCCTCTCCAAAGTGTTCCCTCATCACGGATTATATACAGTATTGGAATATCTAAATCTAGAACGTAAACCATTTGCAACAATAAGTTATGTGTATCTACTACAATTTGCTATCAAGCATAATGAAAACATTTTAAATCATATTTCGAGACCAACTATCATGGAACATACAAATACATTGCAGTTACACTTTAATGCTGCTCGTCAATTAAACATTCTTCCAAATTCCGAATCAAAAAGTTCACTCCTTACAATTCTTAATACATGTACAACAGCAATGGGTCGACGTGCATTCCGAAATGTTATCTTGTATCCAATTACAGATCCACAAAAGTTGAACGAACGGTATGATACAATTGAAGTGTTGCGAAGCAACAATATATATGAAATGGTTGCAGAGAAACTTGGGAATGTTTACGACATCGAAAGACTTGTTCGCAAAATGAATACACAACGCTTTCATCCATCTGATTTTAAACAACTTGATGACAGTATTCAGTCCGTTTTACAAATTTTCAACAACCATACAAACATATGTATAGAACATTTCAATATGACACATGAGACTGCAAATAAAATATCAAACATGAAACAAACTTATTACAATGCACTTGACATGAACGAAATTGTCAAGTATCATATGGATAACATCGACAGGTCTTTTTTTATCAAAGGAAACTTTGCGATCATCGATGAATTACAACAAGAGCTAGAAACACACGAAAGTACTTTTGACAAGCTCATACAAGATTTGAACACAGGAAATGAAGGATTCTTTAAACACGATTATAATGAACGAGATGGCCACCATATTATTATTACATCTAAGCGTTTTAACGATTTCAAGAAGGAACATGCAAATGAATCATTTAATTTTGGAGAAAATGTGATTCGTGTTTGTGATCTTACGTCGAAGCTTGTATCTGCTTCTTCGTCGTCGGTAAAAGTCCATCATAAGACGTTTAATAAATACACCGATTTAGTAAACGTCTTGAAAACAAAGCTTAGAATTAAAGTTGTATCAGAGTTTAAACATTTTGTACTTATGTTTATTGACAAACATGAAGATGATTTGTGTGTGTTGAACAAATTTATCTCGGATGTGGATGTTGCATGTAATATTGCAAAATTGTCTCGCAAATATAACTATTTCCGACCTCAAATCATTAATAAAGGGAATAACAAATCATATTTTGAATGCAAAAACATAAGACACCCAATTATTGAACGTTTAAATACTGACATAGAATATGTAACAAATGATGTATCTCTTGGGTTTGATGATTTGGATGGAATCTTGCTTTTTGGACTAAATTGTTCTGGTAAAACATCATTAAGTAAAGCAATTGCTTTGAATATCATCATGGCTCAAGCAGGAATGTATGTTCCTTGTAATCTTACATTTTTTCCTTATCAAAGCATATTTACACGCATTCCTTCAGGAGATGATATTTTCAGAGCTATGAGCACATTTGCAGTTGAAATGAATGAACTTCGTAACATACTTAAACGTTCAAACGAATACAGTCTTATAGTTGGTGATGAAATTTCACATGGTACTGAGGTGACATCAGGTGTTGCAATCGTTGGTGCTGCTATTTGTGAGCTTGCCAAGCGTAAAAGCACGTTCATATTTGCTACACATCTTCATAACATTACAGAAGTTAAACAAGTCACATCATTGTCAAATGTTAAAATGTTACATCTTTCTGTTCAGTATGATGATGTTTTACGTAAACTTATATATGATCGAAAACTCAAAGATGGTCCAGGTTCAAGTGTATATGGACTTGAGGTTTGTAGAGCGCTAGACTTGCCAAGTGAGTTTTTGAATTTGGCCAACAAAATCAGGCAGGAAAATCAGTCATACATCGTGACATATAATAAATCAAAATATAATTCAAAAATATATTTTGATACATGTCAGATATGTGGTAACAAAACCCAAGAAATTCACCATATTCGCGAACAGCATACAGCAGATGTAAATGGCTTTGTGTCAAATACAAGTATGCATGTGAATGCAAAATGCAATCTTGTTAATATTTGTATATCATGTCATGACAAAGTCCACAACGATGAAATAAAAATAGATGGTTATATCCAAACGAGTACCGGGGTAGAATTGAAATGGTGTGCTATTGATAAAGAAATAAATGGAGATGACGTTAAAAACAAAATCATTGATTTAAAAAAACAGGGTACATCAATTAACAAAATTGTTGATATTCTAAAAAATGTACATAATATTCGTATTTCTAAATACAAAGTTTCCAAAATATTATCGCAAGTGTATGAATGATCAATATACGTTTTCAAATTTTCTTATTTGAGCATATATACCTCCCTTGTTTCCTTTTAAAATATTGTAATGATAGAATACATTATCATGTTTTATCCAACCATTATTTTTTCCATCAGATGGAAGTGATAAAGCACCTCCACCTTGACCATCGCTTAAAATATCCCCAACGACTACTCCAGCAGCAAATGGAAGTATATCACTACCTTGGCCATATCCAGGTCCGTATCCAGGTCCGTATCCAGGTCCGTATCCAGGTCCGTATCCAGG